AAGTAAGGCGTCCTGGCCGTTGGCTGCTTGAACAAAGTTGACAAACTTAACCCAAAGAAGTGGTGGTGCCTTAATTGTTCTCCCAACAGAGCCGCCTTCGCCACTAAGTGGGGCACTGTATACAGGATAAAGCATTTTAACTAAAGTTTGAAATTTGTTAAGATTTTCTTTAGCATTTTCAAAGTTATGTGATAGAACGTCAAAGCCAACCTGCATCTGGCGCGTGGTTGACTGATATGGTTTTATTGGATCATTTCGGCCGAAAACCTGCTCGTTGCCCCACTGGACCTGATAATTATCACTGTACTCTGTTATAAATGCTGCAAAACTTACACTAGTGCCGGTTGCAACATGCTTAAGAACTACTACTTGATTTTTGCTTTCTGCTATTTTATTAAAATCTGTAAAACTCATATCTTTTCTCCTTCTTCAATTTAGGCTTCGATCATTTTGATTTCTCGCCATCAAGGCTTCTCGACGAGCTGGGTCCAGAAGTTATCAAGCATGGGCGAACCGGTTCCCCCCTGCGCAGCCGGTGGCGCAGTACTGGCCGGCATGCTCTTTTGAATCACAGTTGTTAATTTCTCGAGAACTTTAGTTAAAGCATCGGCGCCTTGGGCGAGGCCCAAGCCTGTTTTTTGAAATTTCCCGAAGGCCGCGGCGATTGCAACTTTGATTTCTGGCCGAATCTTTGGGTCGACGAGCGGGCCCGTGAATTTTGTTTTCCCGGTGGCGAGGCCGGAGACACTTGTCGGATCGAGGCCGGCTTTAGCTTGGCCGGAGATCCTCTCCTGGATCCTGGCTATTACTTGATCAGTGGTAAACCCTAAATCATATAATTTCTTGGTCGACTTGTCCGTCTGTAAAGCAAGCTTAAAATTGGCGCGCCCTAGGGCTTGGAGATCTAGATGATATCTAGACATAACTGGCATACTTTTTCTTATACCTTCCTTCAAGAATCCCAATGAAGTTTTAAGTTCCGCCTTCATAATATTTGATGGGTCCTGTGATTTAATGGCTTTCAAGGATTTAGACTTATCTATCTTAAGATCCCCTCTAAGAAATTTCCTCGTGTCTTCAATGCTGCCTAGACCTATTGTTTTCTGGAGTGCAATTAATTCAAACTTGCCCATGTCCTCAATTGAGCGACCGGAAGACATAATAGCATTTCTAATCTTTGTTGCTCTCTCCGTCTCTGTCATAGTCAACATCTCCATACTATTGAAGGCGCCGCGGCCGAGGATTTGATTAAGTTTGCCGGCCTTTTCTGCAGAGCCCTGGAAAGTGTCCATACTGGACCCAAAAGCGGTGGTAAGGCCTTGAAAACTAACACCAGTTGTGGTTGACATCTTTTGAAGACCGATGAAATTTTCCATCATCTTTTTAGAGGAGTAAGCAAAATTCTTCTGGGCGAATCGAAAGTTCGTAGCCAGGGTTTGCCCTGAAACGGGTATTTGGCGTTGGACTTCTATTAAGGTTCCCATCAACTTTTCTACTTGACCTTCACTTTTATTATAGGCGAATGTTGCGGAGTCGATGATTTCTGCAAACTTACCCATATGCCAGCCTGAGCCGGCCAGGGCAGTACCTGTTTCTACTAGTGATTTTGTAAAGTCGGCATTTGCAAGTGCGAGGGTCATGGTTCCCTCTCTAAGGCCTGTGATAGCGGCGCGGCCGGCCTTAAGAGTACCGAACATGTCTAAACTAGTCTTATTAGCGGTGCTGATAGCCTTAGAAAAACTAAACATTTGCCCGGTATAGCCGGCTTGGAAAAAGCTTTGAAACTGTGCTTGGAGTTCAAGAGCTGAATCCGATGCGGCCTGCAGGCCACTCTTGATTGTGTCCAAGGGGGAGGCCAGACCTGATAGGCCCTCTGCTCCTGCGCGTCCTGCTGAGGCCACGGCTGACCCAAGTTTCTTTGCCGCGGGGCCCGTCGTTGAACGAGATGCCTTGTCAGAAGATCCTTCGAGCTTTTTGACACGCGCATTACTCTTTTTTAATTCGGCCTCAAGCTTGGCTATTTTTTGGTCGATTGTCATTGTCATGACAAGTCCTCTTGGGTTATGAGATGCGTGACTCCAATAAATGGGAGCAAATGCAACTAGATTACATATCTAAATAGGTAGGATGGTGGGTTTATTATTCTGGTTTCTCAGTGTGGTCTTTGACCAACCTCTCGACAAACCAGTGCCTTAATTGAATTGGCAAACTATAAGACTCAGTAAAAGACCAATTTCCATGTTTTATGAGGATGTAGATTTCTTCATAGGTACCCTTCTCAAGATACTCTTTAGATAGACCAAAACCAGCCCACAGAGAAGGGCGCCTCCTTTTCCGCTCTTGCAGAACAGTTTGAGCAAGAGATCTCCTGCTTCGTGTCAAAGGCTGGGATGTTTACATTATGTACGTATTTAATTCTCCTTGCATCGGCTGCAGGGAGTACGTCTAGTAAAGAAGTAAGAAGCGCGGGATCAACGACGTCGTTTGCCGAGACCAACACTTTCCTAACAAATTCAATTGTTTCGTTATATGGTAAACTTAATTTTTCTTTTTGCTTCTTTGCTTGCTGTAAATATTTCACGTCTGAAGGCGTCAGAAGTTTAATTCTTGCTTGTATCTCAGTTACTGGGAGGTTAACCATGAAAGTTTTGCTTGTCCTATCATACTGCCACTCTTCAGTATCTTCTATCTCAAACTTGTCTTCCTTTGCGTTTTCAAGCATTTTTGACAAATCTAAGCTTACATCAGTTGTTTTGCCGCAGTCCTCACAATCATGGCTTACCTCCAGAGTATTACCATAGCCTGTTTTTCTTGCTGAGACTAGTATAGCGACTTTATCGCAGTCTAACAACTCCTGGGCTTGGATGCCGGGAGTGATCATTAGTGAATCTATTAGGCGGTCAAAGATAGAACCCTGTTCAATAAAGCTTTCATTTATTAAAATATCCTCTTCTTTGGCCGTCATGGCCTTTATCTCAACGGTTTCTATACCGTTTAAAGCGCTGCCCTCATCATAAAAGTTTCCTCCGCTAGGGAGATGAACTATCTCTGTTTCCACAGCAAAAGAAAGCCCGAATGGGTTGGACTTTTCTTTTTGTGCAGGGGGGATGACATTTGGTTGGGGTTTTGCCGCGGGGGGTTCAACAGACTTAGGTATCCGTGTTCTTCTAGAATTTCTTGACATTTTTCCTCTTTTTGTTTACTTTTCTATTTGTTGTTGAAGGTCCAAAGGTCTCCGCCAGTGTTATTGTGCGGTCCTTGGCCAAGGCCTTCTAGTGTCGCATAATCGTAAGTTATGCTAACAGAAATATTCAACAACTCATCTGCGCTATAATCCAGTTGGTCAAACTCTGCCGAAGTTATCAATGGATTCTTTATAACCCAAGTCTCAATGGCGTTTACACCGTCAGCATCAAGCTGTGTGAGCTTTATCTCTGTGCCCAGAGCATCTACCATTCCCTGCTTGGAAATAGTGGCTGCAGCGGCTTGCTGATAGTTACTAGGGATTACGTACCCAGAGTTCTCTAAAATCTTATAAAGGCTTTTAGTTGAGTCGGGGTTTACTGGATCAACAATTACAATGTCAATTGGCTTCCACTTTACTCGACCTGGATAATTGAATTCATAATTCAAAAACTGATGAGGTGTAACACCTACTTCATATCCTGGCTTCTTTACGCTCTTTACCACGAATTGTGGTACTCCAGACCAATAAAGAAGCCATCTAAACTTCCTCTTTGGCTCGACTGTTTTTTCACTCCAAAATGCCATTATTTTATATCTCCTATTAGTATATATTATTCTGCACCGGTTTTTAACGATTATTAGTCGTCAAAAGAAGCTCCGGTTCTCGTTATAACAAAATCAACTGCAATGAACTCAATTGCGCGAGCTGGCTTCAAGAAAATCTTCGCATACATGATATTTCTATCAATAAGGTCAGGTGTTGTAGTCGTCTTATCTAATACGACCTTGAAGTCAGACAATCCTAGGCGAGTTTTTACGCTCTCAAGAAGTGGCACCACTTGACCAGTGAACCGGTTCCAAGTTGCTGGAACATTCTGGTCGAACAACAAGCCATTTGCAATCCTAGATACTTCTTTCTTCACGAAGATTAGCAATCGACGAACGTTAATCCTGTCCAAAGCCGAAGGCGTTAGCTGAAGCGTCTTTTGACCAAATACAACCAGACCCTCTGAGACAAAGGATGCGATTGGGTTAATATTTGCTTCATACAGAGTATCCCGCTGTGAAGAGAGCAATTGCTCTGAAGCCTGCAAAACAGGGAGGCCTGCGTTTCCTTCGTTAAGGCCACCGCGGTTGAATCCAGCAGGGGCGAACCAAACTTCATCGCGCTGTTCGGTATATCCCATGACGCCAAGGGCAATAACAGAAGGTGGAGCCCAGACATCTCGATCATTAACAGTGTCTCTAACCTTTACCCATGGGTAGTAAGCTGCACCATAGCTTGAATTTAGCTGGCGTGCTGTGAGTGCCTTAGCACTCTTTTCCGGATTGGTGCCATCAACTCTGTCTTGAAAGTTGGTGCAGATAGCTTCTGCTGGCGGTACATATATGTTTGGAAGGTCAATTATTGCGAGCGCGTCGGCTCTGGCCTCACAAACCTGAATCAGTTTAGTTGTCAGAGCCTCTTTCGTAATACCAGGCATAACAGCAAGATTCATTTCTAAGGCTTCGGGGTCGCGAATCAGTTCAATGGCTCGGTCGACTGAAGCGTGGGCATAGCTGTTTTTAGTAGTAGAATCAGTACCGATGACTCTCATATTAAATGGATCTGCTTCTGTAATATCAACTCCATCGCTGCCGGCAGCCAGAGGCATAGAGAAACTACTGACAAGACTAGTCAAGGATGCGGCCGAGCCACTGGAAAGGGAGGTGTATGCGGTACCGGCGGCATGTGAGCCACTTGTAAATACCACAGCACTGGGGGCATATTCTGAAAGATCCCCTATATTTGCTGTGGTCGCACCTGTGATGATTACGTCGTCCAACGAAAAGACGTAAGAATGTTTTGTAGAGGTGGCGGTGGCGAGGCCAGATACTTGGGAGGAAACTAGTCCAGCGAAACTTCCATATCTTCGAAGATAGTCTTTCATACCTTTGTTGGCAGATGAGAAGTTGGGGGTGCCCCCTGAGTCTTTATTATATTGTGTACTTCCCATAATATACTTTGCCGCAAGATCAACTCCCGTTGAGCCAGTGATAACATGCGGTGATTCTGGCCAAGCCAGTTTTAAGCCGGTCAGTGCACTACCGGAGATTGAACCAGTTGCCCAGGAGGTAGAATGGGTGGAGATGCCTGCCGCCGTGGAGCCGGTGGAACTAACTGGGACAATAGGGCCGAGAAAACCAAAAGGCACCAACTTCGGATTTGAAGGACCATTTTCCCCAACCCCTGAGTCCATTTCAACTCGAACATAATTGGATTGATTCGGGTAACTTCCATAAACTTTATTTCTCTTTTGTATTCCATCCCACTGAAAATACTGATCTCCAATTCTTCGAGCAATAAAATCATTTGAGTTGGGGTTTAGATTAAGATTTTCGTAACTGTCGACCGGATAGATGCGGCCACCTCTTTTCTGTTCTATAACAACGTCGAAGCGACCATAAGGTGACGGGTTACCGGGATCTGCAATCTTTATGTTCTCAATTTTTATATTCAAGTCCATTCCCTGCTCCCCTTCTTGGATAGCGTGGAATCTAAAGAGCTTTCCAAGAGTTGCAGGATTAAAACTTGCCGAGTCATCAGTATATTGTGGTATAGCCCAGCCTGATGATGCGGCTGCTAGGCCGTGCGAACTACTTTTAAAATCGGCCATCAGGTTTACTAATCGCACAGGAAAGACGATAAGAGAGCCGGCTGTTGACTTTCTCTTTACTCTTTCGTACTCCTCTTCAAAAGTTTCTCCAAGCCAATATTTAGAAGCCAAGGAAGAGGAAGGAGGGGTCATAATATAACTGTTGGTTGCAACAGGGTTTGTGTTTAACTCATCTCTTATATATTTTGCGCCTTCTTGAAAAGAGACCGTTTTTATTAGCTCGCCTAGGCTCGATTTGAGCCTCAGCTTGAAAGAATCATTTGTAATTTTAACTGGTTCAACTGTGGTTGCGGCGCCTGACGCTGTCGCATTTTGTGTGATTGTCGTGTTCGATGTATATCCAGTACCTCTGACGCCAACTTCGAAAGCATCTTCGGTGGTGTAAACAACACCAGCCAAGGAGGCCGTCATTGCAGATGCACTGGCTGCGACGAACAGGCCGATGGCAGAACCGGATGAATCTAGGGCCCAGCCGGGTTCGCCGCCAGACTCTGAAGCATCATCGCCCTGGACACCAAGCAAGCGAATAACAGTTACTGGGGAATTTATATCTGCTTTCAAATAAGCTTGAGCCGCATACGGGGCATAAGCAGGAGCCAATAGACCATTTCCATCTCTCCATGGATCTTCCCCTTCATTACCGGGGACAGGTTCTCCGAAGATCTCAACAAATTCTTGAAAAGAGCTAACTTTTACTGGCTTTAGTGCCGGGCCGCGGCGGGTACGACCAATAACAACTGGGCCGACGCCCCCTGGTTGCTTTGGTAACTGGCTATTATCAATCTCACTGAGAAAGACACCGGGTGAGACAAACTTAAATTTCTTTGCAGACATATCAACAAATCTCCTTGATTCAGGCTTTATTAAAAAAGTAAATTATTACTCTAATAAATAGTTTTAGATTTTTTCAAAAGAATAAAAGAAAGAAAAGAAGGTCCCGGCCGAAGCCGGGACCAATTTGGTGGGAATTCAAAGAGTTAGGGGGAAAGGATGTTACTGCTTAATATATTTGAGAACAACCTCGTCCTCTGTACTAAGCGAGTTATCGTTGGCCAGTGTAATCACGCCCGTGGTGGTAATCGTATAGTCAGTGCCCTGTGACTGCATCAAACCATTGAAGTAGACTGATACGGAGCCGGTGGAGGCAGGGGTCTCGGATGAATAATATCCAGCCGCGAATTCTGCATTGGCTGCAACTGCAGTACCGGTGAAGCGGTCTTCGACAGTGGCACTACCAATGTACTTCTTTAGTCTGCTGATGGCACACTTCCTGTTCGTACCACCAGCACCGTCGTCGACAACAAGGAGGTCAGCATCTGCGAGATCAGCGCCAATATCTGTACTGCCACTGATGTCGAGATTCACAACTGCGAAAGCGCGATCAGTACAATCAAGTGTGGTGAAAGTACCAGCGCGAGGGGT